TTTGTAATCTCGTCCACAGTAAACGCAATGCTGTTCATCATGCCAAGCAAGTGCATCTTGGATGCGTATGTATCATCCTGTTTCAACAGTAACGTGTCAGGGTTTCCAAAGATAGAGTTGACTACCATCTGCGCCGTTGACTTGCCAGAACCTGACCCGTTGTGTTTAAGGTGAATCAACGCACCCTTTACGTTCTGCTTGGGGCCAATGAACTTCAGCAAGGGTGAACCAAACCCAAAGAACAAAGCCAGTGCATGCGTCTCAAGGCCGGGACGGTCGTAGAAGTTGGCAATCTTGCTCCACTCCTCCAATGTGCCAGTTGGTTTAAACTGCTCAGCCAACTCCCGTGTGCCGCTTGATGGCGGTGCCAGCTTAGTACCTGCCGCTGTATATTCCAACTCACCCACGACGAAGCCAAGCCCGTCAGGTGTCCACCCCATTTGACTGCGTGTTTTGTTCGCAGCGTACTGCGATTGCAGTTTGCGTAGTGTCGAAGCAAAATAAGCCATGATTGCGTCCAAGTGTTTTCCGTAAGCGACCACACCGTTTTTAATCAGCAAGTCGCGCATTTTGTCTTTGGTGAACAGCGTAGTCACGGGGGCGTAGAACCTGCGGATACCGTCTTGCTTCATGTGCAAGTTTAGTCCCACCATCTCGCCTTCACCATTGCCGTACTGGTCTGAGTCAAAGAACCGTTCTGTTAGGTATAGATCGTACGGATAGATTTCAACGTCCTTCTCCTCACCGTCAGGGGTACGTTCTTTTTTGTACACACCACCTGCCGCACCACGAAAGTATGGATACGGGTATGCCGGTATCGACATTGTGAGTGCCGGTGCTGTCTCGTCCTCGGGTGTCTCGATGATGTACTGGTCGTCTTCAACAACTGCCTGCTCTACAAACTTACCCAACAGGATTGGCGTAGAAATCTTCTGCGGGCAACCCTCGCACAAAGACGGGTTGTTGTCCCGATACCACTCGCATGTATACGGACCTTTAGTCTCGGCTGCCTTGGCTTCAGTAGCCTCTGCCGAGTAGTCGGGATGCCGTTTAGATAACGTATGGATTGCGCTTGGGCCATCTTCGCAACGCACGGCAATAGACAACGCACCACGCCACAGTGGTTCTTCAAGCGTATGAGCTTGCTCGAGGGCATGCTTCATCTGCGCACAACCGTTACCGTTAACGCTACGGATAGCAATACGCTTAAACGAACATTTGGGATAGTCACCCCCACCACCTAAGTCCTTGGATGTCTCGTCCATGCCAAACTGTTTGGCTGCGCTCAAGTCCATCGCAGGGGCGGGTAGTGGCTCAGTAAACTCAGCAAGGGATACAGGCGTACCCATTGCAATAATCTGTACAGGTCTCGAAGTTTCGTTCTTAAAGTTATGAGTGCCGGGTATGCGTAAGATGCGTGCGGCATCGGCAGTCACCGCAGGATCAGCAAATAGTTTTTTCTGAGCGCACAAGCGCTTCAATGATTTTGCGTGTCGTACCCACTCGGATACGGGCACGTCTTCGGTCAAAGGCCAATAGACATGGAGACCACCACCTGAGTTAACAAGCGTTGGACTTGGGAGCTTTGTGTCAGCAACAAATATGGATAGGGCTTGAGCGGCGGCGGCTTGGTCAGCATAGGGCTTGCCAGTACCGCAATCTAAATCTAAAAAGAACGACCGCAAAAAGATGGCATTGTCCACCTTGCGGCCTGAGTCATCTTCGAATGTGGCAAGCGCAAAATACGCATCCACGCCTTGAGAATCCATACCTGAGCCGACTGCCTCCACGTCTTCAATCGTCGCTTGGAACGATTGCTTGACAGCGTTTGCCCGAATACCCACAGTGCAATACATGCCCTGCGTAGGTAAAACGGATTTGAGAAAGTCAGTCACAGAACCTCACTGGGTTGAGGGAAAAAAATAGGGGTGACAGTACTACCTGCCACCCCCAAGGGGATTACTTACGTCTAGATAAGCGCGCAATAATTTTAGGCATTGCTGCCTGATGGCGAGCGCGTGGCACCGATCTACCAGTCAGCCAGTTGTACACACTCGCACGAGTCACGCCAAACATCAGCGCTATCTCGGTAATTGGTGTACCTTTGTTGATACATACGTCAGCCAACTGCATAACAATCGGCCTCTGATCTGCATCTTCAACTTTCTGAATGAAAAGGGTGTCATGCCCCCGTGGTCTATTACGCATCTTCGTCAGTAGCCCAGTCACTCAAGATGTCAGACACGTTCTTTGCTGCTGCAGGAGTCTCAGGCTTTGCTTTAGCAGGGGCACGTTTAACTGGCTCGGCCACGGCATCCGCTTTCTCGACGGCGGCAGGGGCTTCCTTAAACGTTTGTGGTAACGCAGGCATGCTATCGGCTTTAGATGGAACCATCTTCAACTCAATTGCTTGCTTGGCATCTTCTGTCAGGCTCTGTGCTTTACCCAGTTCCCACTCTTCTTTCGACAAGGGGCGTACCGCACGGAACTTCAACACTGGCACTGCTTCGGCTGTGTCGAAGCGGGCTTCGGTCACGATGCCTGTAATCGGAATACCATGTCCTGACAAGAACTTACCAAACGCTTGCAGGGGCATCTTCTCGCCTTCAGCACGACCGAAGTATGACTTGGCAGGGACTGACAAGCGGTAGATGTTGCCACCAATGTCGTTCTCCAAAGCCACAGCCAAGCGCTTGCTGTAACGGCAGGCACGAGCCTTACCATCGCCTGAGCCTTCGATGTTCTGTGGGCAGGTAGCGCATGACTTGCTTTGTGGGCTAGTCACTTCTTCGTTGGGCACTACGCCTTCGGCAGACCAGCAAGATGGCTTGAGGTCTTTGCCTTCTTCATATTTGTCTGCATAGAACGTGCGGGTCACACCCTTGCCAGATGCAATCACCACGAAGTTCATAGCGCGGTCTTCGTTCTTGGCAACTTCTTCGCCACCTACGACCATGCGCCACACACCGCCCTTGATTGAGATTTGTTTACCGCCAGAACTACCTGCGATGTCACGGGTAGTAGCGTCAGAAGCCTCACGTAAATAGTCAGGGATAACGGAACCGGATTTGAAAAGTGTCATGTTACTCATTTTGATTTCCTTAATGGGAGATTACTTGGATGAACGGCGAACCGTGATCGAGTATTTCGACTCGATATTCACACCTGCGGGCATGCTGTCTGGGTTCTCTTTGACGAACTGCGAGAAGTTTCCTTGCGCAATACGACGTTCGAGTAAGTCAGGGGCATCATGCTCACGGATGAATTTGTACATACTGTCCCAGTCACTGGTCCAGTAGCGTGTTTTGACAGCTCGTGTAAACGAACCGAACTGTGTCTTGCCACCGTCTTGTCCAGTGGTCTTGCAGATTTCTAAAAGCTCATGCTCAACGGCATCAAGCTGAACATCAAGGTCAGCTATCTCAGCTTCCATCTGCTTTTTCTTCATTTCTTTAGCGTCACGTATTTTGATATACACATTGACTAACTGACTTGCGTCCATAGGATTCCTTTGATTTACGTTGAACAAATTGGTGAGGGTACTAACCGCTCGTCCGCAAGCTTTTAAACTTTTGTACGGCTTTCCCCTCGTTTTTTAGAAATTATACACTGTCAAATTTACGTGTCAAGCTCTTGTTTGTATAAATCTACCAAACTTAGATGTAAATCTATTTTGTTCTGCAGCATGGTGTACATGCGTCGCTCGACCGGACTGCCTTGCAAGTGCGTGACTGTAACTTTGTTTGTCTGTCCCGCTCGGTGTGCCCGTGAGTTAGCTTGCAAATAAATTTCTGTGGAGCTTACTGGACCCCACCACACAACTTGGTCGGCACGAGTCAGCGTGATACCGTGTGCAGTAGCTTGTGGCACTAAGAGGAGTATGCGTGGGTCATCCTCTGTTTGGAATTGTTTGATGATGTCTGCTCGTCGTGTTGACGGAACACCGCCATGAATTGTCTGCACTGTGTAGCCTTCTTTGAGCAGAGTATTCTCGACCATCTGAAGCGTATGTCGGTATGGGATAAACACCAATATCTTATGGTCAGTTTGCTCGATCACGTTTAGCAACTCACTCATACGATTGGTTACGTCAAACTCAACAACGCCACCGTCATCGGTATATACCGCACCTTGCGCAACTTGCAAAAGTTTGTTAAGCATTGCCGCCGCATTTACCGCTGTGATTTCTGAGCCTGCTGCGATGGTCATCATTTGTTTTTTAAGAGCGTCATAGTACTTAGTCTGTTGCGCAGTCAGAGGAACTTCACGAGTCGAGTACAACAAGTCAGGTAAGTCCAAGCACTCTAGCTTTGTGTATCTAATGGCAGGCTGCAACACTTGGTGAACTATCTGTTGTGCGTCTTGTCTCGGCACCCACTTGTACATCGTAAGCTTAAGCATCACCTTGTCTCGGAACGCACCAAAGAATCTAGGCACGGCTTCAGGTGCCACAAGCTTAGCCAGACCATAGGCATCTAGCGGTGACTGCGAGGCAGGCGTGCCTGTCATCATCCATAGGCGTGTGGTAGGTTTAATCAACGTTGCAAGGCACTTCCATCTATCCGTAGTTACGCTCTTAACTGCGTTAGCCTCGTCCACAATAATGAGGTCAAACCCCCCCTCAATTAGTTCTTTGTTAACAACCTTAACACCATCGAAGTTGATAATTACAAATTCGTAATCTCCATTGACAACCTTCTGCCTTTGTGTTCGTGATCCTTGCGCAATTGCAACGGTGCGGTGCATGACTGTCTTAAACAAATCAGATCGCCATGCAGTGTCCATGATAGACACTGGACACACAACAAGCACACGTTTGACTTTGCCTTGTGTTATTAGGTAATCAGCAGCCCATGCTGCTGCACTGGTCTTGCCTGTGCCTGCTTCGTTAAACACAAAGCAACGTGGATGGAGTGTGAGGAATTCTGCAGTAGTGCGCTGATGGTCAAAGGGCGTAAACATCCCCGGCCATTGATAGCGTCCCAGTATGGGACTAGGCACATCTCGTATACCTAGATTGCGTAGTAGTTGCACCTCGTCAAAGCCCCAGTTAACAATGACTTGGTCAACGTCTCCGTTGTTCTCAAGCACTCTGCTCTTAGGAATGATTGAAGTGATTTGGTTTGCTTTGCGTGTATTAAACACCAATGCCTTGTTATCAATGATTTGCATATAAATTTGAATAGAGGTGACAAAAATAGCCCCGTAGCACTGCTACGGGGCAAACCCATTACTGGGAGGAGACATCAAGGAAACAACTTAGAAGTGGCAACTGCTAAGTGTTTTTATCTTACATTACTTTTTACGTTCTCGTTTAGAAATTTGTGATTTCATCGTACCATTTTTAGTACGCGCAAAACTGCGGTTGGAGTTATCGGTAGATGCACGGAGGTTGCTTAGATTAGACGTACCGCCTTTGGACATAGCCTTTTTGTGGTCTACGTCTACATCGTCAGGCAGAGTGCCATTAGCTTTCTCGTATGCCCGTCTAGCTTTGTGCCTCTCGGACTGAGCAGCGAGTTGTTTTGGTGTGCCCTGATAGTTTTTATACTCAGCAGCATAATTGCGTTTAGTTGCCATTGTGGTTCTCACATGTAGTAACTGGGCAGAACTTGCACAGCGCAGAGCTTTTGGGATTCCATACCCCATGCACCACGGCTGCTTCGATTGCACTAGCCCTGCCAGCCCATTTAGACAGGATTTCAGGCAATTGTTTACGAGTGTACTCAGACTTAATCACATCGCCAACTACAACAAACAGCAGTGCCCCCTTAACGGTATTTACGTCGGGATGGTGAATCAT